AGTTTGTGTGGTAGTATTATTACCTGCTGTTGTACTATATTTACCTGCTCCAGTACCTGCCATATAATCTCCTTAAAATAATACTTTCATTGGGTCTTCTACAAGACCTCTAGTTTGAAATGCTGTGCTTCTTGGACCTTTATATTTAGGATGTCCAATCTGTCCTAAAAATACATTAAGTGCATCATCATATGATAATCCATCTTTTTGATATTGTTCTATTGCCTGGCTAACCCATATAGGTAAAAACTTTTCGCCCACTTGACCACCAATTGCTAAAGCTCTGTCTAAAGCACTATCGTCTTTTTTAGTTATTTGTGGACTCCAACCAGTAGTTAGATACTCTTTGTTGGTCATTACTTCTGCAAATGTTTTTGTAAGTGAACTTGTTTTCTTAAGAGCTGTTTTTTGTGGATCTGTAATCCAATGAAAAGGCTCCATGTATTGTTTACTAAATGTTAATACTTCTCCATTACCTAGATCTATTCTAGTAGGATCTTTATTTTCCAATATAGATTTACCACTAAATGCATAATTTGCAGCATTACCTAATACTGCATATAGTATAGCACCATTTATTAAATATGTCATATACAGGTTTCTAGTGCGTTCATTAGCATTAAATGCTGGAAATGACTTAGCTAGTATTCGTATATTAGATATTGTCCAATCTGGTGCAAACATTGCTAGTTGTAAATATGGTCTAGCAGAAGGTTTAAATGCTTCTTGTGCCATTCTTCTAAACATAGGGTTAGCAATCTCATTAGCTAATCTAGTAAAGTTCTGACCGCCAAATGCATCATTTGCAAATGAAGCTGCATCTCTAGCTAATATTCGTAGAGGTACATTTGCATTGGCTGGATCTGCAATAAGTTGATTAAGTTTTGCAGTACCAGTAAATAATTTAAATGAAGTAAATGCTCTTTCCCAAGTAATTTTATCAAACCACTTAAATACTTTACGACCAGGCTTAACGCCTAGATCATTAAATACTTTTCCTAATGCTGGTACTTTAGATACTGCTCTTTCAATGTCATTAAAACCTTTATAAAATACATCATGTCCAACATCACCAGGTTTATTTATCTCTAAACCATTAGCTGTTAATAGTTCAAATACATCATCATAGTCAGAATTTTTTAGTCTATCAGCTGTAGCTACATAGTTATTTTCTAACCATTTAATAAAAGATGGGTCATCAGGATTGTCTCTCCATTTAAGCATATCAGTCTTTTTACCTGTTAATGATTGACCTATTTGTGTAAATCCTTGTTTACGATCTTTTGGATTTCTTAAAAATGTAAATGGTACACTTTCTCCTAATGCTCCTGCATGAAAGAATGATGCTCCTACTGCAAATCTTTTCATAAAAAAGTTAAAGTTCTGTGCGTATCTTATAATTGCAGGTGGATCAGTAGCATCCATAACCATTCTTATGTATGGTAATGTATCTTTATGCACATATGCTAAAGTTTCATCAACTAGTTTATCACCATCATAAGTTTTTTTATTGAGTATAGGGTGATTAACTTGTATATAATCAGGTGCCAATGAATCAGGTATTTTTGAAAAATCATCAAATACAGCAGGTGCTGATAAACCAGGAAATGCTCTTTTTTTAAGAAATGAAACAAAATCTTTCTCTACTAAAGCTTTGCCAACGCCTAATCCGTACCTTGCAAGAATATCTGCAATATCTATTTCACCAATATCATTGGTACGAGGAATATAACCCATTTCGATACCTTCTCTATATGACGGTATCAATCGTTTTTTTGCTCGTCCTCCTAAACCTCCAGTAAGTCCAAAAAGTTCTAATATTCTTCTGCCCTGTAATACTTCTTCACCTTGTTCTATATTTCTAGCTTTTGCAAACTTGCCTGGACCAATTTCCCACTCTTGCATAATATAATTAGATATAGCACCAAAACGACTTTGTTTTCTTTTGATGTTCTTTAATAAATCATTATGAAACTTAGGTATTATATCTTTTATAATCTTAAGTTCATTTTTGTTAAATACAACTGTAACATCTTTTAACTCATCCAAGATAGCTGTAGGATCTTGTCCTTTTTCTCTAGCGTTTAACGCTCTTAGCAAAATACTTTTATCAAACTTTTTAAATGTAAATGATCCATTTATAATTTTATCTGGTTCCTGTACTGCAAAAACCATAGCTTCTCTTTTAATATCTGATACTGATGTTTTTAATGCATATTGCATTCTATTAACACCCATCTCTAGTTTAGCAATATGATCTTGTAAATTTGCTGTTAGTTCATCTGCATATATTTCATTAGCTCTTTGAGCTTTCTGTTCATTAATAGGTTTGGTTTTAGTAGTAATTTTTTGCAACCCTTTAAATGCAATTGGTACTGCTGCAAAACCTGCACCTAGTTCTAGTGCTGTTTGTAGTTTTTCATCTTTAGCTGTAAGAAACCCAGCAGCTGCGCCTATACCGCCTAATGAACCTGCTACTTTCCAATTAAAATCACCAAGTATTGTTTTATTTTCAATAGCATCAAACTCTTGTCGTAGTCTATATTTATATAATTTATTAACTTCATACTCTGTAATCTTAGTCGCATTAGATTCTTTTACTATCTTAGCCATTCTAGCTGATACTAATTCAACAGGGTCTATTCCTTTATCTGCTGCTTCTTCTACTGCTTCTGCAATCTCACGACTTACTTTTGTAGCTTCTGCTCCAGTAGCTTTAGTTACTTTAGTACCTAGTCCTGCAAATAATGCACCAAAGGCTAAATTAGCTGTACCACCAATACTAGCTTCTGCTAATGTTCTACCTGCTGACAATTGTGCATCTTCACTAAGTTGATAAGCTCCACCATAGAGAGTACCTATAGCAGCTCCTTGTGCAAACATAGTAGTTGCATTAGTAATCTTTTGTGCTTTAACTGATGTTATGCCAATAGCTTTTTGTGCATTAGCTCCTAATTTACCCCACCCTATAAAAGGTATAAATAATAAATATGGATCTGCTAATACAGCGTTTACCATCTCACCAGCAAGAAATGATGGGTTAGATGCAACAAACTTAGCTACTTCTTTTACATCAAATGAGCCTGGCTCTGCTAAAAGATAGCTAAATTTATTATATATTCTAAGTTGTTCTTTAAATTCTTCTGAATCAGGATCTAATTGTTTTAACTTTTCTTTAGCTTCTTCTGCCTGTTTCTTTTTAGTATTACCTGTAAAGTATTGATATAAAGATGCAGGTAAAGATTCTTCAAACCACAGTTCTCCAAGTGGTCTTATATTAAATCCAGGTGTTGGTGTTTCAACTTGTGGTAATGGTATATTTGGTGTTCCATTAGACATATAAATCAGGTCTAAATTTCTTTAGTGCCTTCTTAGCCTCTGCTACACCACTTGATTGTGCAATCTTTTTGAGTTCAGGACTATTATCAATAATAGCATTCTCCCATGTATAACCACCTTTTGTAGCTGGGTTAGAAATTATATTACCAGACTGATTAGGAACCATTACTTCTGGTCCTTCTTCTCCAACAAGATATGGTTGTCCAGCCTGGACTGCTCCTCCTAGTGCTTTTGCTTCAGTTCCTTTAACGCCAGATATAACCCAATCAAAGAAATTCGGAATAGCTGACATTAAACTAGGATTAGCAGCCTCACCTGTTTTTACTTCAGCAGCTCCATAAATGTTTTTAACAAGGTCTTTATCTTGTAAAACTAAAGCTTGAGCTTCTTGAACAACATCCTTTGTAATTACAATATTATTTGGATTGCCACTAGCTATTGCTTTTCTTTGAGCTAATTCAGTTGCTTGTCGTACAATTGCTTCTTTAAATAAAGTATCTTTATTTCTTATATCTTCAGCTGTACCATCAAATCCAGGTATAGCATCAACAACTGCTGCAAGAACATTATTATCATCATATAAATTAAATGTATCAATAATCTTAATTGTTTCTGCTCTTTGTTCAGTCGATACAGGTACATTATCTCCTCTTAATACAGGTACTACACCAGTTTGTTTAAATGCAGAAATTTCATCTGGTCTATACAAACCACTATTTTGTAGATAATCAACAGCTTGATTTTGTAATTCAATTCTCTTTTCATTATCTTCATTAGATATTTTTATACCTTTTGTTTTAGCATCTATATTCCTAATACCAGCAAATATACTGTCAATATTAGCATCTGATACTTCTCTACCTTTGGCTTCAGTTGCTAATTGAGACACATCTTTACTTATTGCCATTACTTGACCAGTTTCTTTCATTCTCATTAACTTTTTATTTTGTTTAGTTAATTCTTGGTTAGCCATAAAACCTTGTGTTGTTTGTGCTGCTGGTAATAATGCTTCGCCAACTCCTTTACCACCTGCTGCTTGATTCATTAATGATAATCCCATAATAAAACCAGGATTATTCATCATTTGAGTTATTGCACCTTGCGTTGGTTCTTGATTATTATATTTAAATATTGCTTCAATTAATTTAGGTGCATCTTCTTTATTACCTAAATCTAAACTTAAATTTAATTCGCCATCTTCAGTAAGACCATATTCTTTAGCCATAAAATCATAAAAGTTATTTGTTTGATTTTGTGGTGCCATAGCAGTATTAAATTTAGACTGCATATCTGTAAAAAAATTAACCATTAAAACATTCCTCCTAATCCACCTAATAATGCCCCACCTAATGCAAAGTAAGGGTTAGTTGATCCTAGCATACTAGCTGCACTAGCTCCTGCCATTCCACCACCTAAAGCTCCTGTAAGAGCATTATAGCGTGGTTGTTGTGCTGCCTGTTGTGTAACTGGAAATCCAGATGCAATAGGAGTAACTATACCTGCATACTGTGCAAGTCTATTGTATGGTGACATTTGTTCATATTGAAATCTCTGTAGGTCTTCTTGAAGTCGCCTGCCTTCTAAGTCTTCGTATGCTCCGCCAGCTCCCATAAGAGCTTCGGCTCCTGCTAAAGCCCTAGCATCTCCTGCTGACTGTATTCCTGGTAATGCAGACGCAGCTTGTAATTGTTGAGCTTGTGCAAGTGCATTAGCTGCTTGTTCTCTACCAAGTTCAGCTTCTCTAAATTGTAGTGCAGTAGGTACAAAAGCTCTACCAAATGCTTCGGTAGCTGCTGCTTGAGCCATAGGTGACCCCCCAGTCCTACCCATACCTGCAAATTCTTGTTGAACACCTTGTACAGCTTGGTTTGCCAAAACATTTCTAAAATCATTTAGTGATTGTCCACCAGCAAATACTGATGGTGCTTGACCTGCTGCATAGCCAGATAAAACATTACCTGCTTGTTGAATCATAGGTGATCCACTCATTTGAGCTACACCTAAATTTTCTAAACCACCAAGTGCTTGTTGAGTTTGAGTTGCAAAAGGTACAACTGTAGATCCAGGATAATATTGTGACCCAGTACCAGATTGATAAAGGTTAGATGCTTCACCTAGAATATTATCCAAATATTGTGTAGATGGAGCATAAGGTGATACCTCATTAGTTTGTGTAATTGTGTCTCCGCCTCCGCCTGACATACTATAGTTTCCTTTCTAAAAAAACATGAGTTTTTTCAAAGTTATAATTTTTTAAGACTCGTTCCCATCCTAATCTAGCATGAGATTCTATGTGGGTACAATCTTTAGATTTAGCCCATTCGGCTAGTTCATCCATAACATGAACCCACTTTTTCATTTCACGACCTGTTGCAATAAATATATTACATACTTTACTATTAGGTCGTTGCAAAATTTCTGTAATAGCTGTGCAATAATGACCATTATCTTCATCATTATTCCAACCAAGCCATAATTGCATTTTGTTATTCAAACAATTTTCTTTTATATCATTACTGTTAAAATGATTGCCTGATCTAGCTAATGCATTAGCTATATGTTTATCTACTAATGTCCAACATTGTTCAACATTTTCAGTAGGTATAAGTACAGCCTTGATCATGAAACTTCTAAATAACTACACACAACGTGAAGATCATCAGCATTTTCTGCTTGTACTTTAAGTTCTTCATCTGTGTTCATTACTACTGGATGTGTTAATAATTCTTCTGTAGTTTTCGCAGTTATGTTCTTTTGTTTAAACATACTAAAAACTGTATTGCTTGTATTTAGTAAAGTAACTGTTATATGACAAGCATTACTTGTATCGTCATTAGATACTAATATTGATTTTACAATACTCGTTGTAGCAGCTGGTACAGTATATAAAACTGTATCATTTGTTGTAGTTAAATCTACTTTACTATTTTTATAAGTATGTGCCATTTTTTAAGTTCTTCCAAAATTCATCTAAAGCATTACTATGTTCACAGTATGCACAATCACATTTATCACAAGTTTCATCATTATCACAATGACAAGGATGATTACAATTTACGCAAGAAACCATGCTGCTACCTCCTGATTTTCAGTATTGTGATAAGTAATTAATTGATTAGTTATATCTTCTACTATTCTTTGAAAGTCCTCTGGACTATCTATATATTGATAAATGTATTCTAAGTCTTGCTTACTAGCCATTACATTAATTTATGTTCTACTTGTCTTAATACTTCTTTATCAAAACCAGTAAGATCTACACCTGCATTATATAAGAATTGTTTAGCAATACCATCGCCATTAAAGTCTGCAAACTCAATATCATTAATCCATATTCTTCTGTCAGTTGTATCCAATGAATATACTACTGGTATAATATCTATTTTGTAAGAATGTGGGCTATCAGCTACAGGTATAAACTTGCCATCTTCTTTTACAAAGTGACTACCTGCTACTATAACTCCTTTGTAATTATGTATCTCATCACCTGGTTTAAATTGTACAACACCAGTTACTTCTCCACCTAATGTTTTATCACCTATTTGTATTTCTTTAATTTTCTTTTCAGATCCATCTTCCATTTGAATTAAAGTATCAGGATCAAAACACCAGTTATCACCACCTTCTCCCATTCCCATAGCACCACTTGTATTGCTGCCACCAGCTCCTGGTTGATTACCACCTTGTTGATTACCTCCTGTATTATTACCTTGAGGTCCACCATAATATCTATCACCAGATGCAGTATATGATACAGTTGCTGTTGCAGGATTAACCGTATTGGTTGCAGGATTTTGATTTACACCTTGTCCTGTAGTAGGGTTACCAACAAAAGTATCTCCACCAAGAGTATTCATAACTGTTCCACTTATTCCTAATGGTCCAAAATTATTTAATTGGTTACCTTGACTCAAAACAGATTCTATACCAGTGCTGTAATCACCAGATGCAGTCATCTCATTAAATGCAGCTATTTCATCATTCGTTGCATTACCAGAAAATATATTAGTTAAAAAATTAACCATTGGTAAATCAGTTATTTTAAAATTCTTAATAGCATCCAAGTCAAATTCTCCAATATCTACATCACCACCCTGAAAAGAATAATATCCTGTATCTCTACCTCCACCACGGTCTCGTCTAGGAAAACCACCTCCCATAGGCATATAGGATCCTCCTGTAAACTGAGGATTACTTGGTACATAAGGTGATGGTGTATATCCTAAATAACTTGATGTATTTCCAGGTGCTGTTGGGTTAAACGCTTGTGGATTATAAGTCTGCATAGTTTCACCCATTTGAAAATAAGGCGTAGTTGTAGTAACACCAGTCAAATAATTAGGACTACCAAAATTTAAATTCTGAATCCTGCTTTGTAGATTTCCAACTTGTGGGTTTGTATAAGTAACCATTATCTATATCCTTCTCTTATTCCTTCAACATCTATACCTTGTGCGTCATTCCAAGTTGTAGATGCTGCTATTTGCATATTAAATTTAAAATATCTTGCACTCTTATGGAATGGTATTGTTCCTGATGCGTGCATAGTTGCAACTGGTGATGTTGTTGATTGTGCATCTCCAACCCTGTTTCTAAATGTAAGTGAGCCAGTTGCTGATGTCGTATCTGTTATAGGTCTTACATGAGTAACTAAAGATCTATGTTGTGGGAATAGTTCTGTTTCTGCTGTACCTATTTCACACGCTAAGTTATCTCCTTCAAATGTTCCAAACTTATGTGTAGTATCAAATACACCAAACGATCTTAATCCTCCAACAAATATATCACTATCAAGTGGTACATTGATTGCATCTAAGTTATTTGAGCCTGATGATGGATAATCATCTAAATCATCTACAGAATAGCCAGGTGATATGTAGTTAAATATCATTTCATGTGATAGTTCTACAATAGACCATCTAGATGTTTCATAGTTATAAACTATAATCTTATCTGTTACTCCACTAGCTGTAGATGGATATGACCAACATACTAATTTATTTTTATAATCAACAGCTGCTTTAACTCTTTCTCTATGTGCAAATCGTAAATCATCTTTAAAAAAACGATCTACTTTACCATTACCAATAGGTTTAGATGAGTTACCATCTGTTACTCTAAAACCATCCTCAGATAAAAAATATACAAGATTACCAACTTTGATAACTGTTTTACCTTGTACAGCTCCTATGTTATCTTCTATTCTTCTAAAAGAAAATACTACGTTACCACCACGATAATCCATTCGTGTGATTCTATTCTCTTGAAATATCAGTCCATACTGTCCGCCAGTTACTCCAGTAACAACTCCACCTTCTGGTAGATCTTCTGAGTCAGCTTGATTGATTCCAGAAGTCCATGATGTAGCACTATTAATTGATGACCATTGTACTCTATTACGAGCAGTAGATTGAAAACCAGTTACTACAAAATTATTTACAACAGCTGCGTGTCTAAATGATGGAGGTGATCCACCTAATGCAGCAAAGTCTGTGGATGTATCTAGTGACCATGCTTGAGGTGCATCTACACCATTAAAAGCTATGACTGTTTCTCCAAACTTAACAAAATCCCAATAACCATTATCAGCAGTATTGAATGTAGTGCCACCACTTTCATCGACCACTGAGTTTGCAAGTATTCTATATAGTTTACTAGAATCACCAGCAAAAATACTGACATTACCACCATCAGATGTAAATGATGAAGCTCCCTGACATCTATTATCTAATGCATTTGCTGTAGCTGTAGTTATTGATTTCCAAGGTCTATAACTATTTACAGCAGGATAAACATTCTTAGCCTGTGTTGCTCCTGGGTTTAAATGATCTGGTAGATCAGGTAACCATTCTCCAAAAGGTACTTGCATTAGTTAACATTATCATGATTGTTGATATTAATACCAGAATGTTGAATTAAAGGTGATCCATTATATTTGTCACCGTCATCTTTTAATTTAATCTGATTAATACCTTCAACAAACAAGCCTTTCCATTGTTCTACTGTTTGAGGATCTATACCTCTAATAAAATTACTAGCATGATATAAACTACCGTAAAGATATACAGCAGGATGATTAGTTAAAATATAGTTAGTAGCTGTAGAACCATCAAGGCTATCAAACGCTTTATAATAAACTAGTGTAGCTGTGTATGATGTATCTGGTGCTGGTGCAAATCTAAAATTAGATCCTTCAATACTATATGTTCTAGGTGTTCCTGATTGTGAGCTACCTCTTGTATGAAACTGATGATATGGTGTTACAAACTGTAATGTTTCTTTGCCACTATTATTAACAAAAAAACTTCGTACACCTAAAAATCCTGTAGGTAAAGTTTCTTGCTCAGAATCAATTGTAAATGATACAGATGTTTCCATAGCTCTAATTCTTAGTTCTCTATTAAACTCTGCTTCAGTTAAGTCTATAAAATCATCTATCTCAGAAGTTAAATCATCTCTAGCTAAAAAGTTAGCAATAGCTGTTTTTAAATTTGTATATGTATCTAATGCCATTATAAATTTTTACTTCCTGTCTTAAAGTTTTGAAATTCGTTACTATTGATCATTCCTTTAATTAATGATTTTTGTTGATCAAGATCTAACTTAAACCAATTGGAATGTCCATGTAACTCTTTAGTTTTTATTTGTAATGCAATTAAAGGTATCTGTGCAATTCTTTGCATATCACCTTTTTGAGCTTCAGGTATATGATTACGAAACATTTTGTTTTGTTTCATAATAGGATTAGTATCTTGTCTACTTCTAACAACTAATTTACGAGTACCTCTATCAATATGTATCTCTTGATTTTTGTCGTATATATTTGTCATACAACAACAACTGTACCAGTAACAGTAACTGTAGCTGCAAATGTAATTGGTCCAGCAAATACAGCACTAGTTATTATTTGATCTTTATTAATCTCGGTGTCGTGTTCATGTATAGTTTCACCTGCTGGTGCATCACCTATATATTGAATACCTCCAATTGAAGTTATTGTTGCCATGTTATCTCCTATGAACTAATTGTATCGACTAATGATACCCATACATCAATACTACTTGCTGTACCAGCTTGTCCTTTTAAAACATCTCCGCTTTGTAAAACAAATTTAGCTCCACCTTGTACTAGCTCTACTGAACTAGCAGGAGGTATAGATAAATCTTTTACAAGGTATCTAGTTGTAGAACCACCTTCTGATATCCAAACACTTACTGTAACAGTAGTTGTTAAAATATTAGCAAGTCTTAGTCCAACAACTGCATCATCACTGTTTGATGTATATATTGTGGTTGCAGAGTTTGTTATCTGCGCTCCGTTGGATTCAAAATCTTGAGCCATGTTTTCTCCTATAATGCGATTGCCATCGCTACTGCCAGACCTGCTGTAGCTTTAGCATCTAATTGTGTTTGAATATCTGAAGTAACAGATCCAAGATATTGGAACTCTGCACTTGTTACTGAACCATCAGCTATCTTAGTAGCATCAATAGCAGCAGATGCTTTGATGTTTGCATTTTCAATATTGGTAATACTGTTACCTGTGCCATCAGCATCTATTGTTTTATTAGTTAGTGTGTCTGTAGAACTAGCAGTAATACCACCAATGTCTGATAGTACTTCAGCAGTTGATCTACTCTCTAATCCGTTTGCAGTAAACCTAGCGTATTCATCATCGGCAACACTAG